GTGAAGGCGCTCCGCGGGAGGGGGTTGCAACATTTAGAAATATACCTGACGGTACTTTTTTTCCCGTTATAGTAAGTAATGTTTGGGCTAGTGTTGATAATGGAGACCCAACAACCTGCGCTGACATAGTAGCTCTTTACTAATGGGATTTGGAATTGGCATTGGTATAGGTTGGCCTAATGCAAGCGCAGGAGGCGGAATAGCGCCGCCAACTGTTGTTATTGGAGATCAAACTTGGATAACAGAGAACCTTGACGTGGACACGTATGCTGACGGTACTGCCATACCCCAAGTAACTGACCCAATTGAGTGGGCTGCATTAACTACTGGAGCATGGTGTTATTATAACAACGACCCTGCAAATGAAGCAATTTATGGAAAATTATACAATTGGTATGCGGTGAACGACTCAAGAGGTTTAGCCCCAACAGGTTATCATGTACCTACTGATGCAGAATGGACCACTTTAACCACCTATTTAGGGGGAGAGGATGTTGCTGGTGGTAAATTGAAAGAAATGGGTATAGTGCATTGGAACACCCCTAACACAGCTGCTACAAATGAAAGTCTTTTTACAGGTCTTCCGGGAGGGTATCGCACCAACGATGGAACATTCAACAGCATTGGCTACGTCGGTAGCTGGTGGAGTTCCTCAGAGAACGATACAGCACTCGCCTGGTTCCGCTACCTGAATAATTACTACGGGAATGCCTACAGAAGCAACTACTATAAGACGCACGGTTTCTCTGTAAGATTAATAAAAAATTAACAATTAAATTAAATAAAAATGGAAATTACAAAACAGATTACAGCAGAACAATTAGAGAAAATCGTAGCAGGACAAAAAGATTTGTCGGCTATCTTATCAAACATTGGCGTATTAGAATCTCAAAAACACGGGTTCTTGCATCAACTAGCAGATTTAAATAAATCAATTGAAGAATTTAAAGCAGAACTAGAAGCAGAATACGGAGCAATCAATATTAATTTAGAGGACGGTTCATATACTGAAATTGAAAAACCAGTAGTAGAATAATGAGCGCAGTTATTCGTAAGATAAGCATTGGAACAGATTATAAGAATGAGGCAATGCATTATTCTATTGGGCAATCTGTATATGGCGGTCATGAAATAGCTTATATAAAGTTAGACAGTAAAGACTCTTCTTATAATATATATATAAAGAAAGATGATGAAGTAATGCCGTGGAAAAAGTTTAATGCTAATATGGCAATATCTGTAGAATACGACTTAGAGTATTAATGAAAAGCGTATTTGACTTTATTGTAAAGCCATTAGGTGATAGATATGATAATAAAATAAATATAGATGGAAAAGATTTAATACTTAACACAAAGGTAGAGAATTTTAAATCTGTTAATAATTTAGCTGTTGTAGTTTCTACGCCATTGGCATATTCAACTGACATAAAAGAAGGTGATATTGTAGTAATACATCATAATATTTTTAGAAAATTTTATGATATGAAAGGGAAACAAAAAAATAGTAAGTCTTACTTTCTTGAAGATTTATATTTTTGTCAGCCTGATCAAATATATTTATATAAAACAGATAAAAAATGGATGTCATTTGGAGATAGGTGTTTTATAAAACCTTTAAAAAATATTGACTATTTAAAACTCGATAAAGAACAAAGACTTATTGGAGTATTAAAATATGGAAACGAGTCTTTAAACAAGCTTAAAATCAATCCAGGAGACCTAGTAGGGTATACTCCATACGGAGAGTTTGATTTTATAGTTGACGGAGAAAGATTATATTGTATGAAATCTAATGATATTGTAATTAAATATGAATATAAAGGAAACGAAGCTGAGTATAATCCAAGCTGGGCACAAAGCAGTTCTTGAATTAATTAAAGTTGCTGAAGAAGCAATTCTAAATAACGGAGACGATGATTTAAGTGCAGACAAATTAAAAAATGCCGCTGCTACAAAAAAACTAGCTATCTTTGACGCTTTTGAAATTCTAACTAGAATACAGGAAGAAGATAAAATGCTAGAAGAAGCAGAAAAAGGGACTACTACAGTTGCATTTAAAGGCTTTGCGGAAGGAAGATCCAAATGACATACGAGCAATCTTTATATAAAAAATTACCTAGTCATATAAAACAAAGCGTTATTAATCAAAACAATAGGCTTAAAAAATGGAACTATGGGTATAATAAAGATCATGATATGGTTGTTATTAGTAAAACTGGAAAGATTGGTGAAGTTATTGAAATCCAAGATTTAAAAATAGCATTACCTTTAATAGAAACAACTTATTCTAGATCTTCAAAAAAAGAGGATCAATATTGGGAAAAAATACCATATCCCAAAGAATTAGAAAAAATAAAAAATGTATTTGATTGGAATAAATATCCCGATCATTTCAAAGAAAAATGGTATGATTATGTAGATACAGAGTTTAAAAGAAGAGACGAAGGTATATTCTTTAATAACAATGGTATTGCAACTTATATGACAGGTACGCATTATATGTATTTGCAATGGAGTAAAATAGATGTAGGAGCTCCGGATTTTAGAGAATCAAATAGATTATTCTTTATATTTTGGGAAGCATGCAAAGCAGATCCTAGATGTTATGGAATGTGCTATTTAAAAAATAGACGTTCTGGATTTTCATTTATGTCGTCCGCGGAGTTAGTTAATCAAGCTACAATATCTAGTGATTCTAGATTTGGTATACTATCAAAATCAGGATCTGACGCTAAGACTATGTTCACCGATAAGGTGGTGCCGATATCATTAAACTATCCTTTCTTTTTTAAACCTATCCAAGATGGTATGGATAGACCTAAAACAGAATTAGCTTATAGAGTACCCGCGTCAAAGTTCACAAGAAGAAAACTTGACAATAATGAAAACCCAGAAGATATTGAAGGATTAGATACTACAATTGACTGGAAAAATACAGGAGACAACTCTTATGATGGAGAAAAGTTAAAACTTTTAGTACATGATGAAAGTGGTAAATGGTTAAGGCCCGATAATATTTTAAATAACTGGAGGGTTACCAAAACTTGTTTAAGATTAGGTAGTCGTATTATTGGTAAATGTATGATGGGTTCTACTTCTAATGCTTTAGACAAAGGGGGAGACAATTTTAAAAAACTTTATTACAATTCTGATGTTACAAAAAGAAACCGCAATGGACAGACTAGTTCAGGATTATATAGTTTGTTCATACCTATGGAATGGTCGTACGAAGGATTCATTGATACTTATGGGATACCTGTATTCGATACGCCAAGAAAAGCAATTAAAGGCGTCGACGGGAATGAAATAGAATACGGAGTAATAGAGCATTGGCAAAACGAAGTTGATGGTTTAAAAAACGATCAGGACGGATTAAATGAATATTATCGCCAATTCCCAAGAACAGAACAACACGCATTTAGAGACGAAGCAAAACAATCTTTATTTAATCTTACAAGGATATATGAACAGATAGATTACAATGATGATCTAAAAAATTCTAACGTTGTAACAAGAGGCAGTTTTCAATGGCTTAATGGAATTCAAGATACCGAAGTTGTATTCTACCCTAATAAAGATGGTAGATTTTTAATTTCGTGGATTCCGCCTAAACATATGCAAAACCGCGTAATAATAAGAAATGGGTTGAAATATCCAGGCAATGAACATACCGGAGCATTTGGCTGTGATAGTTACGATATTTCAGGAACAGTAGACGCAAGTAGAGGTTCTAACGGAGCATTACACGGGCTTACTAAATTTTCAATGGAAGATGTCCCACCAAATCATTTGTTTTTAGAGTACATTGCAAGACCTCAAACGGCTGAAATATTTTTTGAAGATGTGTTAATGGCTTTACATTTTTATGGGATGCCTATACTAGCAGAAAATAACAAACCTAGATTACTTTACTACTTAAAAAGAAGAGGTTATAGAGGGTATTCAATGAATAGGCCAGACAAGGTTTGGAATAAATTATCTCCAGCTGAAAAAGAAATTGGGGGAATACCAAACTCATCACAAGACATATTACAAGCGCATGCTTCAGCTATTGAAACGTTTATAGAAAACAACGTTGGATTTAATAATAACTCATACGGTACTGTATANTTCCAAAGAACATTAGAAGACTGGGCAAGATTTAATATTAACAATAGAACTAAGCACGATGCATCCATTAGTTCAGGGTTGGCAATAATGGCATGTAATAAACACTTGTATGTGCCGACTACACCTTATGAAAAGCCTAAAGCAATGTTAGGTATCAAAAAATATAATAATAGCGGATATAGTTCAAAAATAATAGAATAAATGGTTTATACAAATACTAATAGTTCATTCCCAAGTCAGGTAGTACCGGACGAAGAAAAACAAAGCTTAGAATATGGATTTGCTGTAGGTAACGCTATAGAGAATGAATGGTTTAATGGCAATGGAGGAGCTGGCAATGTTGGTGGTCTTATGGGAGGCGGAGTACCTGGAAACAGGTGGGGAAACAACTGGCAATACTTTCACATGCTACGACTATATGCCCGTGGCGAACAACCAGTGCAAAAATATAAAGATGAGTTATCTGTAAATGGGGATTTGTCTTATTTGAATATAGATTGGAAACCTGTGCCTGTAATATCTAAATTTGTAGATATTGTTGTTAATGGTATATCAAGCAAATCATACGAAATAAAAGCAACAGCACAAGATCCTTATTCTGTACAAAAGAAAACAAGGTATACTAAAGGTCTTCTTAGAGATATGATGGCTAAAAAGTTTTTAGATAATATGCAAAGTACTTTGGGTATTAATTTATACAATACTCCGAATCCGGAATCATTACCTGAAGATCAAGAAGAATTAGATTTACATTTACAATTAAACTATAAGCAAGCAGTAGAAATTGCTGAGGAAGAGTTAATAAATAATTTCTTGGATAATAACAAATATGATTTAATAAATAAAAGATTAAATTATGATTTAACGGTTATTGGTATTGCAGCAGCTAAAACAAGTTGGAATCCTTCAAATAGTATTTGCATCGACTATGTAGACCCTGCTAATTTAATATATTCTTATACAGAAGATCCTAATTTTGCAGACCTATATTATGTAGGGGAAGTTAAATCAGTAAATGTAGAAGAATTAAAAGCACAATTTCCAGATTTATCATATGAGGATATGATAGAAATAGAGAAGTACCAAGGTAACAATAACTATGCAAGAACCTATAATGGGCAAAATACAAATGGCCCGGTGGTTCAAGTATTATATTTTGAATATAAAACATATTCAAACCAGGTATTTAAAATAAAACAAACAGAGCAAGGGTTAGAAAAAGCGTTAGTTAAAACTGACTTTTTTAATCCACCGCCAAATGATAATTTTGATGTAATTTCAAGAAGTATTGAGGTATTGTATTCAGGAGCTAAAATTTTAGGGCATAACAAAATGCTAGAATGGAAGTTAGCTGAGAACATGACAAGACCTATTGCTGATACTACAAGAGTAGATATGAATTATGTTATTACTGCTCCTAGAATGTATCGCGGTAGAATTGAATCATTAGTAAGTAGAATTACTACATTTGCTGATATGATACAATTAACACATCTTAAATTACAACAAGTGTTGGCTAAGATGGTTCCTGACGGAGTATTTGTAGATGTAGATGGGCTTGCTGAAGTTGATTTAGGTAATGGTACAAATTACAATGCCGCAGAGGCTTTAAATATGTACTTTCAAACAGGTAGTATTGTCGGTAGATCTATGGCGCAAGACGGCGGAATGAACCCAGGCAAGGTACCAATCCAAGAATTACAAACATCTGCTGGCGGTGCAAAAATACAATCATTAATTTCAACGTACCAATATTATTTACAAATGATTAGGGATGTTACGGGATTAAACGAGGCAAGAGATGGAAGTATGCCTAATAGAGATTCATTAGTTGGATTACAAAAAATGGCAGCGGCTTCATCAAACACAGCAACAAAACATATATTAGATGGTAGTTTATTTTTAACACTAAGAATATGTGAGAATATATCTAAAAGAGTTGGTGATGTATTAAGCTATCCATTAACAACTAATGCTTTAAATCAAAGTATATCTGTATTTAATGTAGAAACTCTTAGGGAATTACAAAATTTAGAATTACACGATTTTGGTATATTTTTAGAATTAGAACCGGAGGACGAAGAAAAGAATCAATTAGAACAAAATATCCAGATTGCATTACAATCAGGCGGAATTGACCTAGAAGACGCTATAGAATTAAGACAAATTAAAAACTTAAAACTAGCTAATCAATCTCTTAGATATAAGAGAAAAAAGAAGATGGCTCAAGACCAGGCAAATCAGCAAGCTAATATACAGGCNCAAGCTCAAGCTAATGCTCAAACAGCGGAGGCTGCTGCAATGTTTGAAGTACAAAAACAGGAAGCGTTGGCTCAAACAGAAATACAAATTGCACAAGCGAAAAACCAATTTGAGATTCAAAAGATGGAGCAGGAGGCATCGTTAAAAAGAACTTTAATGGCTGAAGAGTTTCAATATAAAATGCAATTAGCGCAAATTCAAGCTCAAGCAATGGCAGGTAAAGCTACGCAATCCGAGGATAGAAAAGATGCTAGAGAGAAATTGAGAGGCACACAACAATCTGAATTAATTGATCAAAGACAAAATAATACAATGCCTAAAGACTTTGAATCCGCTGGATTTGATAATATGAGCGGGTTTGATTTAGCCCAGTTTGAACCAAAATAAATTACTATTAACTAATTTTATAATATTATATCATGTCAGAAACTGTAAAACAGGAGGGTGAGTTTAAGCTTAAAACGAATAAGCAAACGCCTAAAAAGTTAGCAAAAACAAATGAACCTATTAAGGTTGATTTAACAAATGCTAGAAAACAAGAAGAACCAACAAAAGTATTAATTACTAAAGATTCAGAAAATGCCATTCAAAAGCAAAGCACAGATGAAAGCCTGTTGGTCGATGAAGGATCCAAAATGGGACTGCAAGAAGTGGGCGAAGGAAACCCCGTCGACAAAGAAATTACCAGCCAAAGTGACGAAGAAGAAGTAATTTTAATACAAGAGATTACCGATGAAGAAGTAAAGCAAGAAGTTGCTAAAATTGAACAAGCGGTACAAGAGTATAAGGAAGAGAATACGGGTAAACCATTACCTGAAAATATAGAGAAACTAGTATCTTTTATGGAAGAGACAGGCGGAACTGTAGAAGATTATGTAAGATTAAATACAGATTATTCTAATGTTGATACCCACATCTTATTAAAAGAATATTATAAAAGTACAAGACCACATTTAGATCAAGAAGAAATTGAATTCCTAATAGAAGACAATTTTGATTACGATGAGGATTTGGATGATGAGCGAGATGTCAAAAAGAAAAGACTCGCATTTAAGGAAGAGGTTGCAAAAGCAAAAACCTATTTGGAGACCGTTAAGAGTAAATATTACGACGAAATCAAGTTGAGACCCGGAGTAACTCAAGATCAACAAAAGGCAATGGATTTTTTCAATCGCTACCAGAAGGATCAAGAATCAGCTGAAGCAAAACACTTCAAATTTAAAACTGATACTAAAGATTTATTTTCTAACGAATTCAAAGGTTTTGATTTTAAGGTTGGAGAAAAAAATTTTAGGTATGGCGTTACAAATCAAGAAGCAATTGTAGAGAAACAATCTGATATTTCAAACCTAATTAAGAAGTTCTTAAATAAAAACGGTGAGATTGAAGATGTTAAAGGCTATCATAAAGCAATCTACGCGGCAGAGAATGTTGATACTATTGCAAAACATTTCTACGAGCAAGGCAAGGCCGATGCAATTAGAGAAGTTGTTGCTAAATCAAATAACCTTGTCACTGAGCCTAGAACTGTTGCAAATGCAAATGCATTTATAAACGGATTAAAGGTTAAAGCTATAAATGGTGTTGATACTTCAAAATTAAAAGTACAAACAAAAAGATTTAACAATTAAAAATTAAAATTATGTCTAACGCAAACCCAGTGTATGGTTCAATAGTTCCATCACAACAACAAATGACGTTGCAATCTAACTACCTAAACTTTACAGATGGTAGTGGAAAAAACTTTTCTCAGCAATATTTACCTGAAATCTACGAAGCTGAAGTAGAGCGTTACGGAAACAGAACTCTTTCTGGATTCTTACGCATGGTAGGGGCTGAAATGCCTATGTCTTCTGATCAAGTAGTTTGGTCTGAGCAAAATAGATTACATATCGCTTACAATAACGTAGCTGCGGTACAAACTTCTGCAACTAAAGTAACTCTTACAATTCCTGTAGGTGGAACACAAAGTGCAGGAACTTTGGTTCAAAATGTGATTACTAAAAACATGACTATCGTTGTTATTGACCCTGTAACAGGACAAGACGTAAAATGTTTCGTTGGAGCATCTTCTGCTGATCCTGGTAGTGCATTAGCTGCTGGTGTTTTAGAAGTATATCCTTACAATGTTAACAACTTGGCTACTGCTGGAGTTGGTTTGGCAGGATTAAAAATCTTCGTTTATGGTTCTGAATTTGCTAAAGGTACTAATGGATCAGTTGGATCTATTAATCCTTCTTTCACTCAGTACAGTAACTCTCCTATCATCATTAAAGACAAATATCAAATCAATGGATCTGATACTGCTCAAATTGGATGGGTTGAAGTAGCTACTGAAGATGGCGCTTCTGGATTCTTATGGTATTTGAAAGCTGAATCTGAAACAAGATTACGTTTTGAAGATTATTTAGAAATGGCTGTTGTAGAGGGCGAATTAGCTTTAACTTCTGCTGGTGCTGCTGGTGCTTTCTTAACTGCTGCAAACGCGGGGGCTCTTGCTGGAACTGGATTTGATACTGCTATTAACCCAAAAGGTACTCAAGGTCTTTTTGCTGCTGTTCAACAAAGAGGTAATGTATTAGCTGGATTCTCTGCTGCTGCAGGGCTTGCTGAATTTGATTCAATCTTGAAAAACTTGGATACTCAAGGAGCTATCGAAGAAAACATGTTGTTTTTAGATCGTCAAACTTCTTTGGATTTTGATGATATGTTAGCTTCATTGTCTTCTGGCGCTGCTGGTGGGGTTGCTTACGGATTGTTCGAAAATTCTGAGCAAATGGCATTGAACTTAGGTTTCTCTGGATTCAGAAGAGGATCTTATGATTTCTACAAAACTGACTGGAAATATCTAAATGATGCATCTACTCGTGGAGCAACAAACGGAGCTGGTCAATTAGGTTCTGGTATTGATGGTATCTTGGTTCCTGCTGGAACTTCTACTGTTTACGATCAACAATTAGGAACAAATATCCGTAGACCATTCTTACACGTTCGTTATAGAGCTTCTCAAGCTGACGACAGACGTATGAAAACATGGATCACTGGATCTGTTGGAGGTGCTTACACTTCTGATCTTGATGCAATGCAAGTACAATTCTTATCTGAAAGATGTTTAGTTGTACAAGGAGCTAATAACTTTGTATTGTTTACAAGCGTTTAGTATTAAACAACGGTAATTTACCCCTGTGTATTGCAGGGGTAATTATTACCAATTTATAAATTATTTAATTATATTATATTATGGCACAAGCTAAAAAAGAAAATTCTGTTTGGGAAATTAAAGACCGAACTTATTATGTAGCAACGCGTGAAACACCGTTAACACTTACAATACCTTCTAGACATACTAGGAAATATGCATTATTATGGTTCGATGAGGATTTAAAAGCTCAAAGAGAATTAAGATATGCAACAAACCAAAACTCCCCGTTTGTTGATGAACAAAAAGGAGAAGCCACTATGGGACATATAATGTTTGAAGATGGAACACTATTTGTACCAAAAGAAAAGCAAAATCTGCAAAGACTTTTGTCTTTATTTCACCCAATGCTTAACAAGAAGTATAAAGAATACGATAAAGTTGAAGAAGCAATTGATGAATTAGAAGACTTAGAATTAGAAATTACAGCTTTAAATGCTGCAAAAGAAATGGACGTTGACCAATCTGAAGCAATACTTAGAGTTGAATTTGGAAGCGGAGTTGCAAAAATGACATCTAAAGAAATTAAAAGAGATTTAATTTTGTTTGCTAGAAACAATCCTTCTTTATTTATTGAATTAGCTAATGATGAAAATGTTCAACTTAGAAATTTAGCAATTAAGGCAGTAGAAGCAAATATTATAAGTCTATCGCAAGATCAAAGATCATTTAACTGGGTAAGCAATAATAAAAAATTAATGACTGTCCCATTTGATGAAAATCCATACTCAGCTATGGCAGCATTCTTTAAGACTGATGAAGGTGTAGAAATCTTTAAGTCTATAGAGAAAAAACTTAAATAATACGTAATATTAATATATAGGCGGTTATTGTACATAAAACTGCAATAACTGCCTAAATATTATAATAAAGATAACAAATGGCAATAAGTGTAAATACGGTTTATAGAACTGTTTTATTAATAATTAATAAGGAGCAAAGAGGTTATTTAACTCCTGATGAATTTAATAAAACTGCAGCTCAGGTTCAATTAGAAATATTTAATGAATATTTTGAAGATTTAAATCAACAAGTTCGTGTACAAGATAATGATACAGAATATAGTAATCGTATAAAGAATTTACAGGAAAAAATTGCTATTTTCCAAACAGAAGGTACTTGTCCTCCTGTAGCAGGTGGCTTTAATATACCACCCGTGCTTGATTTTTATAAGTTAGGCACTGTAATATACAATGATGATAAAGAGGTCCAATACGTTCAGCCAAATGAAATATTGGAATTAAACCTATCTCCAATCACTAAACCATCCAAATATTGGCCGGTATATACATATAAAAATTTAATAATTAAAGTATATCCAGCCCCAAGTTCAGCGGATACTATTTCTTGTACTTATTTAAGAAAGCCAAGTAATCCTATATGGAATTTTACTAGTACCCCGCCTAATTATCAATATGTTTACAGTCCTACAACTAGTATTACAAACCCTAGTGTTGACTTTGAATTACACCCAATAGAACAAACTAATTTAATAACAAGAATATTACTTTATTCAGGAATTGTTATTAATGATCCTCAAATTGTACAAGTTGCGGCGCAGCAAATACAAGCAGAAACCATTAATTCAAAAAGCTAATAAATTATGCCAATACCTAATAATGGTTTAATTACCGAAACAAATAGACAATATTACGAAGGAGCACAAGGATTTCAGGTTGATAATGTTGCTGGCCAAAACTCTTTTACCACAACTTTTAATACTGATTTAATATTTGGCGGAACAGGTTCTTGGGACCCAAATAATGTAAATTACGCTTTAAATAATTTTAAGTTATACACTAGTTCTACAGGTTTTCCTGGAACATTTAATGAATATGTTTATAGTTTTAGTGTTAGTAATAATACTATATTAACAGCCGCAGCAATACCTAATAATCATTATGTAGTTGTTCAGTTAAAAATATTAGATGGCGGTAACTACGGAAACCCCTCTATACCAGGCAGTTATGCTTATGGAGATACTGTTGAAAAAAATTATGGTGGGTATTCATACTTAACTCTAAATGATGTTATAAATAACTTTATGGTGGCTTACGTTGGCGAAGGCAAATTAATACAATCTGTAAAAAGAACGGATGTTATATTTCACGCAAAACGTAGCATGCAGGAATTTAGTTATGATACTTTAAAAAGCATTAAATCACAAGAATTATCAGTGCCCGTTAATTTAAGCATCGTATTACCGCAAGACTATGTGAACTATGTAAAAGTTTCGTGGATAGATAGAGCTGGTATAAAGCACCCTATGTATCCTGTAAATAACTTAACTATAAACCCATATGAAAACCCTGTACAAGACACCAGAGGTATTCCAATACAAGATAATTTTGGCGATAATATTGATGGCACCTCTATAACTGAGGAGCGTTGGAAAACAAATTCAGCGTATGATTTTAATGACCAATATAACCAAAATTTTGGAGCATATGGATATGATGACTGGATATTACAAGGTTATTATGGACAAAGATATGGCACAGATCCACAATACGCTAATATAAATGGCTACTTTTCTATAAATGATAGGGAAGGTAAAATGTCTTTTAGTAGCGATATAGTTGGTAAATTAATAGTATTAGAATATATATCTGATGGCCTTGCTTACGATCTTGATACAAGAGTTCCTAAACTAGCCGAAGAAGCTATGTATTCTCACATTATTCATGCGATTCTTTCTTTAAGAGTTAACCAGCCAGAATATATAATTCAACGTCTTAAACAAGAGAAAAACGCTAAACTAAGAAATGCTAAAATTAGGTTATCTAATATTAAATTAGAAGAGATTACACAAGTATTACGAGGACAATCTAAATGGATTAAACACTAAAATTAAATGGCAGAAGTAAAAAATAGTTTTTTATCGTCTAAAATGAATAAAGATTTAGACAATAGGCTTATACCTAATAATGAGTATAGAGAAGCTTTAAATATATCTGTTGGAAAATCAGAAAGTGATAGTATAGGCGTTGCTCAAACAGTAGCTGGTAATATAGAAATTAAAAACCTAGATGGCACAAAGTTTGAAACGTTGCCAGGCCTAGCTTGTATCGGATTTTTTTCTGACAATAAAAATAATAGAATATATCAGTTTTTAACGGATTATGTGGATCCAGATCCATCGTTAATAACGTTACCGCCCGCTACTAAAACAATGAAAATTACTGTTTATGATCCGGCGTTGTCTCCTAATTATTACACATTGGCATCCGGAACATTTTTAAATTTTTCTAAAACAAATTTAATAACAGGCGTAAATTTAGTTGAAGATTTATTATTCTTTACAGACGATAGAAATCAACCAAGAAAAATAAATGTAACAAGCGCTTTAAATAATCCTGGATATTATTATAATGAAACGCAAATTTCAGTTGCTAAATATTCACCAGTAGAGCCTATATCATTAATTAGAAAAGTAACAGCAGATATTTTATCAGGGTCTGGGACTACATATGTGTTAGAAAATATAGTTGGATCAGTTGCTGAGGTTATGCAACCAGGGGCTGCTGTATTGGTTACTAGTCCAACAGGGAGTAAAATAGTAAGCGGTTCAGAATATATATTTGTAAAAAGTTTTACTGGTTCAACTGTAACATTATATAGTGCGCCATTTAATGCAATAAATGCTGGTTATAAAATTATATTTTTAAATTCTACTATGACAGACCAAGCTGACACCGTTGGCTGGCCTGGTGATCCTTCTTTTATAGAGGATAAATTTGTAAGATTTAGTTATAGATTTAAGTTTGATGATAATGAATATTCGTTATTAGCTCCGTTTACACAAATAGCTTATGTCCCAGAACAAAAAGGATATTTTATAGATGGCAATGAATCTGATGCTTATAGAAGTACAGTAGTTAAATGGTTTGAAAATAATTCTAACAATATAGAACTATTAATACCATTTCCTGATAAATGTAGCTTAGTGGCTGATTCATACAAAATAACGGAAGTAGATATTTTATATAAAGAGTCTGATTCAAATGTGGCGTTGATAGTTGATACTATCCCAACCTCTGGATTCGCTAATATTAATAATTCTAATATATACACATATAATTATCAATCACAAAAACCATATAAAACATTAAACCAAGATCAAATAACGCGAGTATATGACAATGTGCCAGTTAGAGCTCTTGCTCAAGAATCTGCAGGTAATAGAATAATATATGGAAATTTTCATACAACTTATGCGGCTCCAAGAGATATTGATTATAACACGTCGGTTACTCCTAAGCAAGATATATTTGATAGTTTTATAGAATACCCTAATCATACTTTAAAGCAAAATAGAAACTATCAAGTAGGATTTATATTGTCTGATAAGTTTGGGCGATCATCATCTGTGATATTATCTAGCGCCGATGCCTTAATAGCTTCTGGCAACCCTTCCGCATTAAGTATAGGTGGATCAACCGTGTATGCTCCGTACGAATCTAAAGGACAAGCTAATTTTCCTGACGTTAAAGAATGGTTTGGGAATGCATTAACCTTGCTAGTGAACAAAGAAATAAGTTCTGATAGATATATACCTAACGGTACTCCTGGGTTATACGCAATACCGGCCGCCTCTAACGGATTTTCTATTACCGCCGGGGCGACTATTAACGTGTTAGATATACCAACAAATACATATAAATATACATTTACATTAGATACTTCAGTAGGTATTTTGAATACTGTTCCTGTT